ATCCATTGGTGTTCTTTCCATTCTTTTTTATTTTTCTTTAATATCTCTTTGCCTTTTGCCATTTTTGCACACTCCACTCATATTGTATGTTCCTATTTCTGATATTAAACTACACCACCATAACTTACCATCATGGTAGCATGCGTACTTGTTACACGCATGGCATAAGTGCTGCTTCCTTAAATCAATCTTCGTCATGAAGTTCGTCAAACTGTTTATCAATCATAATATCTTCTATGGTTGGCTTGTCTATCTTAAACCTACCTTTAGCTTCAGCATAAAATTGAGTCCATGTTTCATTAGCTTTATCTAAATCTTGCTCCTGTATTACGGGGTCTTGATTCTTTTCCAGCCAGCGGAAACAGTATTTAACATGATTGCTCATATGGATGACTTCCATAGGAAATAGATTGTGAGTTAATACTCTAATAACCGTATAACACTCAATCCCGAATCTTACATACCATCTTGGTTTACATACTTCATCATTCATTTTTATCTCCATTAATACAAACTTCATACTTTCTTTTTATAAAAACATTACTATCTGGACTGGCTGACTCAAACAATACACCCTTATCATTACATATATAATTAGAATGATTGGCGTTATAAGTAACATACAACCCCCACATCTTAAAACAAACTGCTATCGTTATTAAATAAATAACTAAATTCTTTGTAACAATACTTTGAATCCATTTAAGCATTTTACTTACTCCTTATTCATACATTTCTCTCTAATAATCAATGTACTTATTAAGTATAATAGAGTCTTGATTAACTATTAAAGGACTCTGCTATGTGGACAACACCTCAAGCTACTGAAATGCGTTTCGGTTTTGAAGTAACAATGTACATAATGAACAAGTAACTTCATAAAGGAAAGAGCCACCTATATTAATCACAACATATAAGACCTTATAAGCATTAGTCTTTGGTGGCTCATTACTTTAACTTAATTGGCTAGAAAGGAACATCGTCTTTCATATCAGTTATAGTTTCAACTGGTCCATTACTTTCTGTAGCACTAGCAGCACTAGCATCATAAGGCTCACTCATCTGACCACTCATGTATGAATTGCCGTTCTTGTCCTGTCTTAGCCAAGCACTCAATCTCTTTTCCTTATTGCCTTCAAGAGTGATTCTGCCTGTATAATCAGGTTGTGTTTCTTTAGTCTTATTGTTTTTAAACAATGCAAAGCTATTAGTATTATCATATTCCTGTGCCATTACTGATTCTCCTTAATTGATTTAATCTTATCATCTACTTCTGACAAGAACTTACTTACCGCTACTTCCAAATGACCTATGAGGTCATCATCTCTTTCAACTCTCTTGATAAAGAGTTTACAGTCTTCTGGGAAAGATGGTTGGTATGATACAAAGTCGCACCATTTCTTACCTGTACAAGCCATCTGCCATTGCATCTGGTGGATATACTTCCTAGCAATCTCACTTGATACTAATGTTTCTGTATGCGTGATTGGTTGTGGACATTTAATTTCAATCAATCCATCCTTACCTACTAGTCCATCTGGACTCGCACCACTCATATGTATGCTAGGGTGGTCTATGAATCCAACTTCCCTAACATCTGTATCTATCAGCAACTTCATTTTATTGGCATACTCAACCCTAGCTTCATCTTCATACTCCACACCATGAGCCATTGCAGCGTTCATAAATAAGGGAACGACCTTGTTAGTGAGTCTTTCTGTTACTAACTGTAACTTATATCGTTTAGTATATTGTGATTCACCTGACTTAGTCTTAGACATAATGTCATCTATCTTGCTAGCAGTAACCTTACCTAATCTAGCAGAGAACCATTCAGCACTTCGTTGTTCCATTACTTATCTCCCTTAACTTTTTCTATGAACGGTGTACATAACTTTCTATCCGCACCATCTAAGGTATTGAAATACTTTCTAGCTTCATCTATCCCTTGTTCTTTATAAACATTCTCTATATGTTCTAGTACATCTGCTTCAGGCAAGTCTTCGCCGTAGTACAAATGAAGTGAAATTCCAAATAAAGCAATAGCTTTTGCCAGACATCTTTGCATAGCAGTATTCAACTGCATAGTATTGGGGTTCTTAATTGCTTGGTTCTTAAAGTCTAGTACAGGTAGCTGTGCTGTCATAGTCTTTCCAAAGGAAGTCAATGAACAGAACACCATCATACTACCATCAGGTAAAGTCAATGGTTCTTTGTACTCCCATGTAGCAGACTCATCATGTTGTAATAAAGTATCAACACCCCATGCCCATGATAGATAGGTAAACTTACCTTTCTTTTCTGTATGCTTACTAACATCAATCTTTCTTAATTCTTTAAATTTACTCATTAGCTTCTCTCCATTGTCGGTTAGGCAAATCGCTCATCCAATCGGATAGTGCAATTGAATCTCTTGCCTTTTCTTTTAACTCTGCCTTATCATTCTCTTCTTTAAGTTCAGCAGTCGCACACGATAAGTTCCAAGCTATATACTCTAGCTTGTCTTCTTGTAGTAACTGGTTTGAATTTTGTTTTGTACTCATGGTATTTTCCTTCTTCTTAAAGGTTAATAAATTGTTTCTTGGGGTAAGTATAGTCACTTGAATTTGTCTGTCAAGCTGTTTATTAATAAAAACAATAAATAAATCCAACAGAATAATGATGTTGCAATCATAACCGCTAAGGTTAAACCTAGTAATGTAGTCATGTTTAGTAGTAGGGGTGTTGCCACCCCTATCCTTTTAAAAGTTAAACCTTACTATAAACTTGGTTTGTTAAAGATGTCAACTCTGAACATTCCCTAGCTTTCTTTCCTTTCTTATATGTCTCTATAATATCGTAGCAACTATCTATAGAGTCTCTTACATCTAAAGGGTTAATACGAAGTTTCGTAATAACTACTTCCTTCGCATCATCTTTAGACTCTGCTTCAACTTCTATTTCAAAGTAATATGTTTCTGAAAGCCTTACTTTATATTTACTTTTCATTTGTTACTCCTTCTTTTTAAAGGTTAATAAACAACAGTCAAATTGCTAACTGTTAATACAGCTTAACATATCTCATTTCATTTGTCAAATTTATTTTTCTGGTCATACCCACTAGACTTAAACACAACCCCTTCTTTGCTAGTCGCTTTGTATTCAAAGTTAGGGAATGACTCCCTAAACTCTTTTAAGAATTGATTAATAGTTATTGGTTGATAATCCAAACTGGCTCTCCGCATATCTAAAAGTTTTATTACAAAAATAGAATCCCTTAGTCCCTTCCCACCCAGTACCATGTCTTTGCTTAACTATGCTAACAAAACAATCAAACTTCTTACCTTCCTCATCTTTATCTGTATCTTCTTTAGCCATATTTTCCTCTTTCTTTTTATTTCTAAAGACGGATAAACAATTGTCCGCTAAGTTAGTGATATCACTACTGCCCATTACATCAAACTTGTTAGGCTTACCACCCTCATCTACTGTCTTGCGACTATGAGCGACTAAGAATATATGTACACCAATATCTCTAGCACAAACACATAGCTTATTCACAAAGGCTTTCTGCTTATTATAATCATCACTATTAATACCTACCTTAGTCAATGAATCAAAAACAAACACATCCACACCTAATTTCTCTTTAGCGTAGTAAATTACTTGGAGACATTTTTCAGGACTGGTTTCACCTTCTGCGTCATACAAGAATAGATTGTCATTTATCCTTTCTAAGAAAGTATCTATACATAATTGCGTAGGTTCTTTAGAAGATGAATCTTGTTGTACCATTCTACCCAATGTTGCTCTAGGTTGCATTTCAAAGCTACCGATTAAACATTTCTGTTCAGCTAACATCTTTAGAATAACAAAGTTTAACCATGCACTCTTACCATGTCCACTATACCCAGATACAATAGTCACCTCATGTTTTCTTATCTTAAATAACTCATCAAACTTTGAGAAAGGTAGAGGTATTCCACCATTCACATCTTCTGTAAAGTAATCCATAATATCTTTGCTAAAGATTTTAGGTTCTTTAATTTTATGATGCTCACTATTATCTCTACTAGAAAAATAGTTATCTATATCTTTATCTTCAATGATTAAGCTCTTTACTTTATCATTTAATGTCATTATATAATCCCCTTAACCTACTCGTAACTTCCAGTAGTTTTTGTTTATCTGAATCTTCTAACGGACTAGAGTTACTTACTTGACT